CGTGTCGCTGAACGCCAGTAATGCAGCTCAGCATAAATTGGCGACTGGTAGCGATTCATGGGATATCGTGCTAGATGGGATCAGATCTGCGCTCGCCGCGGGTTTGAATTGCGGCATCTCTGCAGTTATCTCGCGCGCAAACGTTGGTGAAATTCCTGCGATCATCGACTTCGCTGGAGAGCTAGGCGTCAAGTTTGTAAATCTGGTAAATTTACTACCCCACGACGATCCTGGTTTTTTGGAAAACGTGATAACAAATCGGAGCGTCGACGCTCTTGCAAGTATTGAAGCAGCTAAAACGCATCTAGGTTCTGATGTTGTCAAGGTTTGGCCAATGCCGGTCGATATTGATGGCACCAATCCTATGCGATGTCTCTCGCCTTTTCAGAGACTTGGTATCGACGTTAAAGGGAATATCACAGGTTGTTGTCGCGTGGCTCCACCGAAACCTGAAAACGGTTCAGTGCAATGGGAGGATGTTTGGAATCTTCCATACTTAGTGAATCTAAGGCTAGCGCTCACAGGAGATCGCCCGCTTCCTGATAAATGCAAGTATTGTTTTGGAAATTGGGTTGGATGAAGAATCGAGAGAAAGAGTATAGGGTCGTGCTCGATGAATCTCGGCGCCGATTGAACCTTCTGATCGATCGCCGCGGCGCCAAGCCTATCAAGGTCTTGTACGATAGAGCAATGGCAGAGCAGATCAAAAAAATCAAAACTCAACTCCGCGCGAGTTCTTTCTCTGCCTATCAACAGGCAACGGTTTTGGCTCAACTTCGCCAAGGACAACTAGTTCTCTCTCGTCGTTTGGTTGGTGAGCTGGGCAAGTTGTCTGAAGAGGCTCTGAAAGAGAGCTTGAACGGGCTCCAATCAGCACTCGACCGCCTCGAGCCTGATTTCGAGGGCGCTTCGGTTGGAATCCGATCAGATATAGCAGCGAGGTTTGAAGGAATAATCGACAACAGAGCTCCGACCATGCTCAGGATTCACGAGCAATCTGTTGCTCGTTACGGTAGCGCTGTTGTTGATAAAATGGGGTCGGAGCTCGCCCAATCTGCAATGTTGGTCGAAACTCCAATCCAAGCAATGGCGCGAATTGAATCTGTGGCTGATACTAGTTGGTATGGCGCTGAGCGCATCGTCAGGACGGAAAGCGCGTATGCCTACAATTTGGCGCATCGAGATGGTATCAGTGAAGCTTCGGAAGAAATCGAGGATTTGATGATGCAATGGAACGAACACTGCACTCCCGAGGGCATTCCTCTTGACGATAGAGTTTCGGTCGACTCTCTAGCGATGCATGGACAAGTTGCGGCGCCAGACGGTGTTTTCGTTTGTCCTTCTACATCTCCCAGTCCCGACGCCAAAGGCAAAATCATCGTACCGCCGAGATTGGCTCAAGAAGAATTCAGACAACCTCCAAACAGGCCGAACGATCGGTCAGTACTGACTCCTTGGCGCCGAGTTTGGGGATTACCTGGCTGGATATGGAACGGACGGCGTACTTGGTTTAACCGATAGGAGAACAAAAATGAATCTGAAAGCGTTCACGGAGACTGATTTGTCTAGCACCAAGAAAAATCTTCAAGCCTTGCAAGATTTCGAAGAGTTGGAGCCTGTGCAAGAGGAAGAAATACCGGTCGACGACAGTGTTATCGCTCGCGCCGTCAGAAGCGTTGGCAAGGGCGGTGAGGCCGAGATAATGGCAGCTATCAAGGATTACGATCCTGAGAAAGATGGTAATCCACCGGTATGGGCGGCGAACACTGACATTTGGCAGCAAGCCTGCCGAGCGATTGATCCTGATAAATATGATGACCCCTGGGCTGTTATCGCTCATGTTTACGATCGGCTAGGAGGTGGAATCAAAGAAGACAATGAAGAGGTAGAATAATTCTTGCACATCTCGAATTTAGAGAGTTAGTATGGTTTATGCAGGGAGACACAATGGGCGCCAAAATTATTTTCACCGACAAACCTCCGAAGCAGAGACCCGATCCGAGGGCCTTTCCCGACGACTTGCTTGCTACTGAATTTCTGACTTATCGGCCGCATCGTCTAGGAGGGTTTCGACCTTTTCAGCCTCAGCCATATGGGCCGGGTGAGCAAAGTTGTGTTGAGCCAGGAATCACCAGTGTATCGCCAAAACCCTATCGAATCGTACGAGGTCGTGATGGAAAATGACAACAAGTCTAAATGTCCAACCGGTATTTGCCCTAAACATCTTTGTAGATGTGGCGGAAAACATCCGTCCGATCAAATCAAAAACTCTATGGATGTTCTACCGTTCGACGCTATGCCACCCGTCAAGCCCCAGATTAAACCCTACAAGGTACGGTAATGGCTGACAAGTTTCTTCTTAGCGGTTCTTGGACTACGGCACCGATGTCTGGCAGCGCATCGCTAGATCCAAGTTTCGCCGCGGCGATTGATGAATCCTATGTCCTCGATGGAAAGGATGGAGGATTTCCGGTTACGCTCACCACGGATGCCGAGTTCGTTGTTTCGTTTGGCTCCCTAGTGAATGCGAACATCGTCATTCTGAAATCTGACGGAAAGTGCAAAGCGCGACTAACATCCACCGATGGCGCCACGCAGTCGATTCCAGTAGACACAGTTTTTATCTCGATATCCCAATCGGTACCGTTCACCGCTCTAGGACTGACGCGGTTGCCCGGAGCTGAAACCACGGTGAGAGTGTTTCTCGCCAAAATCGCATAAGGAGTAAAAAATGACTACGACTGTTGTGCAGACTCTAGGGGTTATTCTCTCGGCCGCGCAGCCTGGCAATCTCGCAGACGCGCTTCACAAAGTTGATCTGACCGGTGTTCTGACTGCTACTGAATATGACACTGGCACAATCTCGGCCAGCGCTACCGTTACCCTTCCATCGCCTGGCGCCTTGATTGTGCAGAGTGCCCGCGTTGCGACTTCGGCGACCGGTGCCAGCGTTGGCACTTATGTAGCTGGAGATTCCGGTTCGACTCCTGTTCTTCCAACGGGCGGCGCAAGTGCAGGTCTTGGCATTGCGTCTCTCAGCGCCGACGGTTTGACGCTGACCTTCCCTAATACCATCACCCGCGCAATTGTGCGTTACATCTCTAAGCCCGCTACTGCGTTGACGGCGCTTTTTGAGTCGGTCCCGTCGTAATCATACGGGACATCGGAACGCAAATAGAGGTCAAAACGTAGGCGTTAAATTATGCCGAATCACACCAATCCTGTCGTGCTCCACACGCGCACGACGGCGGAAACAGTCGGTTGACAGGGATGGAAAAAAATGGCTAAGACGAACGTTCAAAATCCAGATGGCACGTTTTCAGTTATCGATCCGGAAGCTCCAGCTCCAATAGAAGCAGCTCCGCCCACAGTACCAGCACCAGTACCAGCACAGGAAGCGCAGCCAGCGGTTGACCCTCTCGTCAACAAAAACGAGAAGGTTCATATGTTGTCGCAACATCAGTTCAAGAAAATCAAAGATGAGGCTGGCAGTAAAGCAGTCGAATCTTTGATGAGAGAACTAGGCGCGGCTAATGTCGAAGAGCTGAAGGCCAAACTAAAGCCGCCCGAACCTGCGCCTAAACCGAAAGTCGATAAATCATCTGAAAAAGCTTGGATTCGAGAGCGAGAAGAGCTATCGGCCAAGGCAGCAAAAGCAGAAGAGCAAAACAGACGTCTTCAGCTCGAAATTGATGCTGCTTCGACCAGAGCGCTACTCGAGAGAGCGGCGATCCATGCCGGATGTAAAGATGTGGATGTGGCTTTAGTTATGTTGCAGCAAGCCAGCCGCAAAATGACCGATGCGGATAGGGCGGCATTTGACGAGAAGACATGGTTTGCCGACCTCAAAAAGGCAAGACCGTATTTGTTTAGTGAATTGGTAACTGGCGCGACTTCGGGAACGGGTCCTAATAGCGCGCCAAACCCGCAGTCTGCGGGTGCTAGTCTAAAAGATAGCGTTGCAGGCAAAGGATTCGATGCTAGGACAGCGACACCTCAACAATTCCTAGAGCGGAAAGCTGCATTAGGTATTTCGGCCAGCAATGCACGTCGTGTGCGTGGCGCGCCGAGATGAGCAAGTCGCTGTAACAATAGGAGACAACAATGCCGTCATTTTCGGTTATTTTGCAAGACCCTCGGACTCGCGCAATCGTGCAGGAAAACATGCTCGCGCGAGCGTTTCATGATGCACTATACCCAGCGATGCTATTCAGGGGGGAAGCAGAGCCTCAGAAATGGTCCGGAGAAAGCGGTGATCAGATTATCGATACCGCTCCAGGTTTGATGAGGCCCAAGCTTCGCCCCTTGACGCCTGGCACAGATCCAACACCGTCGACCTGGAACATCGAGCAATGGGAAGGCGTGCTTCAGCAATACGCTGACAGTGCCGATATTTCCACGGCTAACGATTACGTGGCAATTATCAGCTTGTTCGACCGAAATGCACAGCAACTAGGATTGGGCGCTGCACAAACAGTCAATCGTTTGGTGAGAAACAAGTTATATAACGCGGGACTTTCGGGCAACACCAATACCTCGGCTCTTGGCACTGGCGTCAATACAATCAGCGTCTACTCGCTGAACGGTCTGACTCGCGCTCGCAACCCCTCTCTCGTTTTGGGGTCGCCGGTGAGGTTCAATACCGTGTCAAACAACAACCCTTTGGCCGTGCGAATCATGACGACCACGGGCGAGGTGACGAGAAATATCATCAGCTATACCCCAACCTATACGGGTGACGAGATTGGTCCTGGCACGATCACTATCGATGGTGCTCCGATCACTGTCGCGGCGAGGGCATACGTTGTCGCCGTAGATGCGACGAAAGTGATACGAGTTGGTGGTGGAAACAACGTTGACTCTATCGGCGCCACCGATGTTATCAAGCTCCAAGATATCCGTTCAGCTATCGCTCGACTTCGCAATTGCAACGTTCCTCCGCATGCAGATGGTCGATATCATGTCCATCTCGATCCAGAATCCGAAAGCCAGTTGTTTAATGATGCGGAATTTCAGCGTCTAAGCAAAGGATCTCTTGGAGAGGGATTCATGTACCGAGAATTTGCGATAGCCGAACTGCTCGGCGCCGTGTTCTTTCGCAACAACGAGTGCCCACGATATGACACCATTGACGGTCAAAGCACTGTGGCGACTCCGGTCTATACTCAGGATGACCCGTTTGTTGGTGAACTCTACAGCACTGGTGTTTCGACGGGCACAGTAATCCATCGAGTAGTATTCACGGGCAATGACGCGATTCGAGAGTACTATGTTGACACGACTGGCTTGATTTCTGAGGCTGGTCTGAACGGCAAGATTGGCGACTTCACCGGCGTGCTGACGAACGACGGTATCGAGATTCTCGCGGATCGCATTGCGCTTCTGATTCGTGCTCCTCAGGATCGAATGGGCGATAAGGTCGGTATGACGTGGAAGTTCATGGGCGACTTTCCTGTACGCACTGATAGTGCAACTGGCGACGCAGCTCGTTTCAAGCGCATTTGTGTTATTGAGCATGGCCAGTAATCTTGCAGCCATCTGAGCGTGGCCGGTCACCACGCTCGATTGTCCTAGAGCTTGATTTGCAACCCCCACGATCGGGATAAGATCGGAAGCAAATCAAGCTCTTGCTGCAACCTTTTGATGCGGAGAACACATGGTAAAATACGATCCGTTAGAGGCAGCAAAGGTACAAGAAAAACCCGTGGTCGTTATTCCGAAACCAAAGAAAAAAATTGAACCACAAGTTCACGAGCATTCGTTTCGTCCAATCGATTTGAGGAAGTTTCGAGTCACCGAGGAGGCCCGAGTGACTATTAACGGCTACTATACGACTCTCCCGGTTGATTCCATTGTCACTGAATGTTGCTATGGGCCTGGCGCTATTGCGCGGTTCGTTGAATGCAAAGTGAAAATGGAAGAGGTCATCTGAGATGCCGCTGTCCAATGCCGATAGAGAGCGAGCGAGATACCATATGGGGTACTTGCAAACTAGTCCCGCAGCATCTATTCAGCTTGGATTGCCTAGGACGACGCAAACGTCATTCATGGTCGAGCAGTCTTTCGATCTCTTGATGGAAGTCGCTGTACCCCGCGTTCTTCGCATCTTAGAGATCATGGATACGATTGAAGAGCAGGAGGTCAGCGCGTTGAAGCGGCTCAAGGCAACTGCGCTCGGAGATCTCAAGCTGAACGAGAATGAAGAGGATCAGCTCAAGGGCCAATATCGAGAGTGGGGATTAAAGCTATCGGAAATTCTTGGCGCGCCAGTATCGCCATTCTCTAATCGATATCGTGGTGGTGGCAGAAATCGAGTTCGTTCCATACCGGTGTCGTCGTGACGAAATTCACCGATCTATCTCCATCCGAATACGAGCAAACACTCGCCGCTGATTTCATAGATCTGGCCGACGAGCTTAGAGATATCAAAACCGAGTTCGGTCTTCGCCCGTACAAACTACATCGTATCCGAGTACAGTGGTCGGGCGGTGTCCGAGGAAAAGGTCAAGCAGTTGTTATGGATGAACTTCATATTTTACCAACCCCGAAAATCTCGGACATCTCCCAGCTCTCGGCTATCGTGACGCAAATCGGACTGCAAGAGGTCGGCGGATTATTTGTCTCTGAAATCAGCGGTCGATTCACAGAGGAAGATCTGAGGGGTGGCGACGAAGGAACACCAATTCCGAAAGATCAGGAGGTTTACTACGAGGTAGAATTTCCGAAACGAAGTGGTACTCCGATGAAACGTAGGTTTCTTCTCTCGGGTTCACCTAGCTTCAATGCCGGGCGCCTGCAATGGACAATGAAGCTCGACAAGGCTGCTCAGAACAGATCGTACAATGGAGATGTTCGATGACCACCGTCGTCATCACTCCAAAACAATATGAGATGTACATGGCGAGGCTGGGCAAAGAATATATGCCAACCATTCGCAAAGGCATCTTGAGTGGGGCGATGCGATCGATCGGAATTGTGCAGCGTAAAACTCGTGACGCTGGCGCGGTAAATACAGGGTCTTATCTCCAAAAATGGAGAGCCGAGCGTACGGAAAACGGCGCGTTGGTGTCGAATGACGCGCCATACAGTGGCGTTATCGAGAACGGTCGGAGACCCGGAACCATGCCGCCTAGCAAGGCAATCGCCTTGTGGGCGCAAAGAAAGCTGGGACTCGACGCTCAGGAAGCCAAAAAAGCATCGTTTATGATCGCGCGAGCCATAGCTCGTCGTGGACTCAAAGCGCGCAATGTGTTGTCGAGTGCTGTGCCCGAGATCACAGAATCAGTCCTCGCCGAAGTCGATCGAGAGATGGAAGCGTCGTTAAGGAAAGTGTCGTGAACCTGATTCTTAGACAGAACGCCCCTTTGAATCTGACCTCGCGATGCGAAACAGATTGTCGTATGGCTATCACTCGAGGCCTCAAAGAATATCTCGAAAGCCTCGGAACGATCGCGGTTGGTGGGCGAAATATTGAGTTTGCGAACTTTTTCGATGTCTGGGCAGAGCACGAAGAGGATGCGATTTATCCGAGCGCGACGATATACTCTGATGTTCAGGGAGTCTATGACGCTTCGAGTCTATCGCCATCGATTTCTGGCAGACTCCCCGCGCCAGACGACAACGTGTATCTCGTCAAACTGGCTGAATTCAGAACAGAGCTGAAAGTTGATATTTGGACCACCGATCCTGCTGAACGTTCGGAGTTCGCCAGGCTGTTCGAAGATCAGCTCAATCCTTGTGAATGGATGTATGGCTTTATGCTTGATTTGCCCCATTACTATGGAGCTAGAGCCAAGTTCGCTTCGCTCGGTTCGACATATATCGATAGTGCAGAGAGTTCGATGCAACGTCGGCGCATTGTTTCATTCGCAATTTTCGCGACGGTGCCTCAATATAAACTAGTGACCAAGCCAATGGCTCGGCCTCAGTTGAGGCTCACAGTGACCGAAACAGAAATCACCTAGGAGGTAGCAATGAGTGCAGGATTCGTCCGACGATATACAAGCAATCCAGGGATCGAAACCTTGGGATTGATCGAAGGTGTCGTCATTTTTGACATGCCGCCTCCAGGGGTTTTGGCGGCGTCGGGAGTCGGAACTGTTGGTGTGATCGGCGAGTTCGCCGACATGGCTTACGCGACTGCCGTCTCAGGAGGCGCTGTTACGACTTCGATTACCCCGGTCGAAGTGTATTCGCCCCAAGATATGCTCGATAAAGTAGGCGGATTTGACGCAACGATTGGCGACACTGGTATCTCTGGCGGCAATGGATTCATTGCTATCAGAAACAAGAAATTCAGCCGATTGGTTGTTGCGCCAGTCAATCTTTGTTCGGCCTATGCCGTACGTTTGTATCGCGATCTGCCAACCAATAAATCGGCGACCGATCCGACTCCTACGGTACCTGTCATAGCTGCCTCCGTAGACGCGGGACGTGAATTTAAGCGCTCTGGCGCACGAGTCCATGTTGGAACCCGCGTAACGTTTACTCAGACTGGAGCTTACGCACAAGGCGTTGATGGCGCCGTAACCGCGGCAGGCTCGCCCGCGGCGACTCAGACTTTTGGTTCTGCTGGGGCAACGTTTCTGACATCGGGCGTCGTTGCAGGCGATCTGATTGTCATCGGCGTGATCGGCGCCGCTGGAGCTCAGGGCGCCAATGCTGGTATTTATCGAGTCAATACGACGCCTGTTGGCGAAACGTCGGTTGTGCTCGAAAAACGCGACGGTTCAACGTTTGACTGGACCTCGGGCACTGCGCTAGCATGGCGCATTCATCCTGCTTTGGATGGTGAGTCTGGCGCCGGCAATGCAGCTGCCGTTGCAGCTTGCACGATTCCAGCTAGGCCAATTGACAGCACGATAGCAAACTCGTTGCTAGTGACGCCGACTGTTGTCCCGACTGCCGCGACTGCATCGAGCTGTGACCCTCTCTCGGGTTTGACGATGCGAACTCATCCCAGTGAGTCGCTGACTTATTCAGCGGCGACTCAAGCACCTAACGCGGTTTCGGCCGCAGCTATTGATGCTCTGTACACGGCAGCTTTCGATGCAATGCTCTCCGAAGACCTGCCATGCAGAGACGTGAACATCATAATCCCTGCTCGTACGAGCGCGACTATTCGAGCGTATCAAAAAGCTCATGTGTTGGCGGCGAGCTCGCAGGGCGTTGGAAGGATAACCATAATCAACCCTGAAATCAATCAGGCGACGTTCGCCACAGTGATCGGCAGTGCAAGCCCAGGTGTTGGCGCAACGAGAGATGAACGTGTGATTTATACTTATCCTGGCGCTCAGACGTTTGTTCCTGAAGCCGTTGGCTACTCCATGGTAACCTCGAACGGCACGACTACCGACGGAGTGCTCGACACGCCAGTGAACGCTTGGCTCGCGTCCGTTCTTTCGATCCTGGCTCCCGAAAGGAATCCAGGCGAAGCTACGCCAACTGTTGCTTCGGTAATGGCCAACGTCCTTGGACTATCAAGGCTGCATGTTAATACGTTGACTATGAATTCCTATATCGCTCTCAAGCGAGCGGGAATCTGCGCACTTCGCATTGACAAGACTTCCGGCGCTATTTTCCAATCGGGCATCACTTCCAGCCTGACAGCAGGTTTGAAGAACATCAATCGGCGGCGCATGGCCGATTTCATCGAAGACAATTTGGCAACCATTCTCGGTCCGTTTTCGAAACAACCTCTGACCGAGAGCCTAAAAGACGCGGAGCTGGGAGAAGTTGACACGTTTCTCTCGAATCTGAAATCCGTCACCAATGCGGCGGCGCAACGGATCGTCGACTATATGGTCGATGACGTGTCAGGAAATACTCCCGACCTTACCGAAGCCGGAATTCATGTGATTATTGTCAAGGTCAGATCTCTGTCGACTCAAGATGTCGTAGTCATCCAGGCAGAGGTGGGCGAAGGCGTAGTGACCACGACTTCCAATTAACCTCCGCTAGCTGGAAGTTGGGACGCCGCTGGGAAACTGGCGGCGTTTTGTATTGCCCTAATCATAGTGTAAGGCCGCACCAAGACGGCATTATGCGTGCCTTCTATTTTTATTCTTCGCTTCGAGACATCATTTTCCAACACAGTTGCGATCTGTTCGCAAGTGCAGCGAGCCAGTGCTACCCTGTCTCCTCGCTTCACTCGAGATATAAGATCGTTCCTGTTGGCCACGTATTCTAGTCTGGTCCAGTTCATGCTCGAACCACAAACGGCTTGGCTGTCATTGTCAGCGATCCTCCACAACTGTGTTCCAGTCGCAAACATATAATTTCATATCCAGCTTTTTGAGCCACTGGTCCAAAAACTCTTGCAACTCCTGAAGAGCGCTATCTGGCACACTGTCAAAGGCTTCCTCGTAAAAATCCTGATGATCAAACTCTTCGCTGATGATGTCTCGCGCATTCAAAATAAATTTCTGTTCTTGTGTTCCACATGCCCAAGTTGGC